CGGTGTTCTGATTTGGGTTCTGATCCGGGTTCTGGTTCAGGCGACCGGCTTCACGATCTGTCCGGCGCTGATAGCCTTCGCCGTAGACAGACCGGATGCGCTCCTCGGTGGGCTCCCAGCCCATCTCCCAAAGTGTCTTGTCACGCTTGGCGGCGGCGGCCTGGTCTTCCTCGTCCTCGGTGATGATCTTGAGTTTGGGCACCGCCGCGCCGGGGAAGTTCCACTCGGTGAGCCAGCGCACCGGCCCCATGTTGAGGCTGGCCGCGATGCCCCCCGCATCATCGTCGACCACCTCGTCCCGGACACCTTCATGGACCTGCGCCTGGGACAGCGAAGAGCCGTCATCCGTGGTCATGGTCTGGGACAGCACGATCTTGGAGATCGCCGCGTCCATGCGGTCATAAAGATCGTCATAGGTGCCGGTGGCGGTGCGCGCGGCTTCGACGAGCTCGAGCTCCATGCTCTCGGGGATCACCACGGACGATTCGTTCCTGAGCGCCTCGGCCGCCGCAAGGAGTTTATCCTTCTCGGCCTCGGTGGCGGCATGGCCGTACTTGCCCTTGACGCTTGGCGAGGCGAACTTGTCGAGGAAGGTGAGCCACATCCGCAGGTCATTGCGCTTGAAGAAGCACGGCCAGTAAAGCCAGTGGGCGAGGCCGAGGCCATAAGGCGCGTCGTCATTGTCGGCCCCGGTCGCAAACACCCAGAACTTGCGATCCGGCAGTTCGATTCCCTTGGGGTTGTCGCGGGTGATGAACCGCAGGCGGCCCATGTGGTCGAACTTGAAACGCTCCCTTTTGCGCACCTTGATCCGGTCGATCACCACGCGGCTGCCGTCAAAGCCCCAGATCATTTCGGCCACGGCGTAGCCGTAAAAGACCCCATAGAGCATCTTCTTGAGCTTGTCGTCGAAGCAGGCGCAGGAAAGCTGCTCCTCGACGAACGCGGCGGCTTCCTTGTCGATGGCGGCCTCCCCGCCCGCGCGGACCTCCCACGGGCGGCTTGTGACCCCGGTGATGCGCTGCTGAAGCGTGGACTTGACCTGGTCATCCTGAAGGATGCGGGCATAAAGCGACGGCTGGCCGCCCTTGGCGGTGACGATATCCTCCGCCCGCATCAGCTCCCCGGCATAGGCCGCGCCCAGCTCGCGCTGGACAATGGCGTCGATCATTTCGCCGGGCTTGGGTTTGGCGGGTGTTTTCGGGTCTTTAACAGCCATTTAAAAGCCTCCTAAATCATGGGTGCGCCGCGCCACGCCGAAGCCGGTGCCGTGGTCGATTTCGGACGGCGTGTCCTCATCAAAGGCCTTTGCCCCGGCCCGCTCGACGCCGGACGAGGTGACATCAATGGGCATCGCGTCAATGAGCGTGGCGGAATAGGCGAGCGCGCCTGCGATGGCTGTGTCGCCATGGCGCTGGCGGCCGTCCCGGCCCTTGGTGCGGCCGCCGGTCTCGGGCAGCTTGGGCACGCCCCTGACCACGGTGATGGCCCGGTGGTCGGTGGCGATATCGTCATCCATCGGCACCACGATGGTCGCGTCCTCGAACGCCGCCTTGTAAAGCGGCATGTGACGGCGGTACCAGTCGAGCGACAGCATGACCTGTTCAACCAGGCTCGACCCGTATTTCTGCATGGCGTATTCGGCCAAGGCCTGGCCGTTGCCGCGCGCATCCAAGGCCGCGCCGGAAAACCGGGGCAGCCGGTCGCAGATGTAATAGAGGATCTGTTCCTGTTGCTTGAACGGGATGTTGGAGAGCTCCAGCACGAAGGGCGTGCGACGCACCAGGTTCTTCTGGATCGCGAGCGGCCACATGACGCTCAGATCGCCAGAGCGGCCGAAGTCCATGCCAAGAGAATGACGCTCCCCGGGTTCCAGGCGCTTGAGGATCGGCAACAGCTCCATCTCGCAGAAGTCGCGGGTCTCGGCTTCCCGGATATGCTCGGGCTCCTGCGCAAAGCTGGCGGGCTGCGACCACCGGATGACAGGGATCGCACCGTCCATGCGGGACTCGATCAGCGCGCGGGAGAGATAGGCCCCTTCGCCGGACTTGGGCACGCAGAACAGTTCCTCTTCCGCGTCTTCGCCATAGAAGTCGATCACTTCCTGACGCCACTCGGCTTCGCCCTCGGGCGACCAGTCCTTGCCCATCACCAGGCAGATGCGCTTGTAAAGCCCGTCGGCGAGCGCTTCGTCAAAGTCGCAACGGAAGACCGACCCGGGGCGCTTGCCCTGGCGGATCTCCTTGATGAGCTGGTTGAACGGGTTGTCTTCCCCGTTGTGGGTCGAGACCACCACCACCCGGCCGCCCCAGATAATGAGCGCCATGGCGGCCTTCAGCACCTCGTCGAGGTCATCATGGAACGCGGCCTCATCAATGATCACCAGGCCCTGCCGGCCACGCAGCGACCGGGGCGAGGACGAAAGCGCGACGATATCGAAACCTGAGCCGAAATTGATCCGGAACGCCTGGATATGACGATCTTCCCTGCCGTCCTCCTGATCCTTGAACAGGAACTCCTCGACCTCGCTGGCGGCCGGCATGAAGGCCCGCGCCCACATGGCGCAGGCATCGATGAACTCCCGCGCCATGTCCATGGAGGTGCCGAGGTAAAGCGTGTCCTGGCCACCCGCAGACTTGGCGGCGGCCGAGGTCAGAACGGCAAGTGCGCCCAACCCCCAGGTGACCCCGATCCGGCGGGACTTTTCACAGACAGTCAGCGCGTTCCTTGAGACAGTGCCATAAAGTCCGCCCTGATAAGTCAGAAGAACCGCCGGGAGCGATTCTCCTTTCAGGTCTTCGGGGATTTCGAACTGGTTGCTCATGGTGCCCCCGTCATCAGACACCCAGAATTCCGGCCTTGATGGCCTCGACGGTGTCTTTGGTCAGGCCCCTTTCCCGCGCGGTCTTCTCAACCGCCTTGACCGCTTCTTCCTTGGCGCGGCGGCGCTCGTCTTCGCGGATCTTGATTTCCTGATCGACGGAGGTCTTCATTGCGTGCTGCAGGTTCTTCGAAGCCTGGGAGAGCAGCGCCAACGTCTTGGGGTCCATCGGCGTTGGTTCGCCGTCTTCGTCATAACGACTCATCATCAGGTCGAAGATCGACGACTGGAGGAGCTCCACCACCACGCGGCCAAGCTTGGACTCGGCGACTTCGCCAAGGTTCTGGCAGAGGATGTTCGCGATCTCGTGCCTGCGCTGCCGATAGCGGCGGGCATTGGCCGTGCGCTTGGCATAGCGCCCGAGGGCCGAGCGGGAAATATCCGCGTCCTCATCCAGCTCGTTGATCTTTGCCAGGATCTCGTCATAGGTGTGGCGATTGCCCTTCAGCAGGGTATCAAGCGCCTCCCTGATCTCGTCCGGCAGCCGGTCTATGCTGCACTTCTGGGCCATGTCAGACCCCCGGTCCCGGACGCGCCACGCCCTTGACGGTGGCGTACCCCTTGGCCACGTCATGGCCCCGCGTGGTGATCCGGGCCACGGTAATCACGTCCAGGTCTTCGACCGTGATCAGCCCCATTTCCTGAAGCCAGTCGAAATCCGCCCGCACAAGATCCGAGGACACGCCTTCCCCACGGGCCGCAAGTTCGGATTTCATGGTCCGGTTATTGATGGCGTAGTCCATATCCTCGGCAAGAAGTTCGAGCATAAGAAGGCGGCGATGTGCCGCCTGAAGGTCGGAAAAACTCATGACTTCTTCTCCAGATCGATATGGTGCTGGATCAGCATGCCGAGCTGACGCTGGATGCCCTTGGTGCTTTGATCGAATCCCTGCAGCGCCGTTTTGAGAGACTTGACGTCACCGTGCAGGGTTTCGATCTCGCGCCCCAGGCTGTACATGGCGTGGGTGGACGGCATGTTGTCGATCTTGGTTTCGACCGTCTTCATGCGGTCCTCAAGGCTGGCCACACGCTCGGCGGATGGAAAACGCCCCTTCAGGGACCAGAGAAACCATCCGATCAGCATGTTGACGAAGCCAAGGATCGGCCAGAAAATTGACCCGATGATTCTGAGCGTTTCAACAACTTCAGCTCCCACGGCTCATCCCCTCATGATCTCTTTGGCCCTCATGGTCTCTTTGGCAATCGATGCAGCGGCGCGCATTCGGAAAGGCGGAGAGGCGTCTGGGCGTTATGATCTCTCCACATTCCTGGCAGATACTCCGGCCCCCACAGCGAGGCCGCTCCATCACGCGCAACCGCTTCACCGCATCTTCGCGCTCGCGCTCCTCAAGCTGTTGGGCGCGGTCAATCACGTCCATCACTGCCCCCTTTGTCGAACAGCATTTCGATCACGGATCTGGGCCTCTGGCCGGACTGCACCATCTTGTCCTTAGTGCGGCTGGCGACATTGACGCCCAGGACGGCGAGCGCCACGGCCCATTGCGTGCTGAGTCCGGCCAGCGCATCGCCCACGGCATTCACCAGGGCCGCGCCGGTTGAAGGATTGGCGAAGGGCGCATAGACGGTGACGGCCACAAAGGCCACGGTCTGCAGGATCCATGTGCCGGCCACCGCGTACCCGAATGTGGGCCGCCAGCGCCGCACATAGGGGTCGCAAGACTGCGCCTCCGCCTGCATGGTCTTGTTGACCTCCACGAGGCGGGTGGTCTCGGCCTCGATGGCCATGCGCCGGAGTTCGGTGGCATGGCTGATTTCCATCTCGCGGATCTTGGTCAAGGCCGCAGGGTCGCTCGCCAGCGCCGCATCCACGGCATTCGGGGAGGCATCCACACCGAGGGCCGAGGCCACGAGCGACCCCGCGACGCCGCCGAGGGGTCCCCCCAGGAGCCCCCCGACAAGCGGTGCGGCAGAGCCGATTGTCTTACCGATCTTTGACCAGTTCATGGGACCCCCAGCCAGTTGGGCAGACCGATTGACATGGCGATCTGCATGTCCCGCGCTGGGCGCAAATACATGGGCAGGAGGCGCGGGGCCTGGGCGGGTGGCCTGCCCCGCTTCTTGAATGTGGCGCGTTTGATGCGTGGCCCGGTGCGGCGGTTCTGGCGGGTTTTCAGCTTCATGAGAGCCCCCTTGTGACGCCGTCCGCGCCGATGGTCAGGACCTCGCGGCGGTTCTTCTCCCCGACATAGGAACAGTGGACCCAGCCTGAATCCGGATCGGCCGGGTCGTGGTATTCGAGGATGAGCTGATCGAAATCGAGGTGGTCCGCAACCCACCGTG